GGTGACCGACCGGCTGCAACGCCACATGCTGCACGGCACCGGCTGGCGCTTCTGGCTGGCGCGCTACGTCTGCGACCACCTGCTGGACGTGTTCGACCCGTCGGGCGATCACTGCTGATTGTTGTCTCCCTGCCTCCCTTTGGCCGCCCCGCGTGGGCGGTCTTTTTTTTGGAAATCGCGCCAGAGGAAACCGCCTGCGCATCCGGGCAAAGTGGCGGCCAGGATTCCTGTTAACCCTTTCGCGAGAGGACACCAGCAATGGCCGAAACCTTCCTGCATGGCGTCGAAGTCCTGGAGATCGACGCCGGCCCCCGACCGATTCAAACGGTGCGTTCGTCTGTCATCGGACTGATCGGCACTGCCCCCAAAGCCGACGCGGACGCGTTTCCGCTGAACACCCCAGTGATGATCGCCGGCAGCCGCCGTGAGGCCGCCAAGCTGATGTCTGGTGCGGGCACCGACGAAGGCACCCTGCCGGGCGCGATTGATTCCATCTTCGACCAGGCCGGCGCGGTCATCGTGGTGGTGCGTGTCGCCAAGGGCGCGACCGATGCCGAGACGCTTGCCAATGTGATCGGTGGCGTGAATGCCACGACGGGCGAGTACGAAGGCGTGCAGGCGTTCCTTGGGGCCGAGTCCAAGCTGGGGGTCTGCCCGCGCATCCTGATCGCGCCGGGCTTCACCCACCAGCGCCCGGAAGACCCGGAGAACCCCGGCCAGAAGCTGGCCAACCCGGTCGTTTCCGAACTGATCGGGATTGCCGAGCGCCTGCGTGCCGTCATCATTGCCGATGGCCCGAACACCACCGACGAAGCCGTGGTGGCCTATGCCGGCGACTTCGGTAGCCCGCGCGTGTATCTGGTCGATCCGGGCGTCAAGAAGCTGGTCGGCAGTGACATCGTGAATGCCCCGGCCAGCCCCTGCGTGGCGGGCATCATCGCCAAGACCGACAACGACCGTGGCTTCTGGTGGTCGCCGTCGAACAACAACATCAACGGCATCATCGGCACGACACGCGCGGTCGATTTCGCCCTGGGCGATGCCAATGCCCGCGCCAACCTGCTCAACGAGCAGAAGGTCGCCACCATCATCCGCCAGAACGGCTACCGCCTGTGGGGCAACCGCACCCTGGCGATGGACCCGAAGTGGGCGTTCCTGTCGGTGCGGAGAACGGCCGACATCATCAATGACAGCCTGCTGCGCGCGCATCTGTGGGCGGTGGACCGCAACATCACCAAGACCTACATCCAGGACGTGACCGAAGGCGTCAATGCCTACCTGCGCTATCTCACCACCATCGGTGCCATCCTGGGCGGCCGCTGCTGGGCTGACCCGGACCTGAATACCCCGGACCAGATCGCGCAAGGCAAGGTGTTCTTCGACTTTGATTTCACCCCGCCCTATCCGGCCGAGCACATCACGTTCCGCAGCCAGATGGTGCAGGACTACCTGACCGAAATTTTCTGATAGGGGGCCGACATGGCAGCACGTGACGTTCGTAAAAACCTGAACCTGTTCGTCGATGGCCGTGGCTATGCCGGCCAGATCGAGGACTTCAACCCGCCCAAGCTGGCGCTGACCACCGAGGAATTCCGTGGCGGCGGCATGGACGCCCCCATCGAGATCACCATGGGCATGGAAAAGCTGGAGTGCGACTTCAGCCTGATTGCCTACGATGCCGAGGTGCTGAAGCTGTTCGGTGTGGCCGAGGGCAACCTGGTGCCGTTCGTTGCCCGCGAGGCGCTGGAGTCGTTCGACGGCACCATCACCCCGGTGGTGCACACCATGCGCGGCAAGATTCGCGAGATCGACCCCGGCACCAGCAAGCCGGGCGACAAGCCGAGCCTGAAGGTGGCCATGGCCCTGACCTACTACAAGCTGCAGCACGGCGCAGAAACCGTGCTGGAGGTGGATGTAGAGAACATGGTGCGCGTGGTCAATGGCGTCGATTCGCTGGCGCTGCAACGCGCCGCGCTGGGCCTGTGAGGTGACGCATGGCTGACAAGGACACTGGCTACATTGACGTTGAGTTGAGCCGGCCTATGGCCATCGACGGTGCGCAGGTGAAAGCCCTGCGCATGCGCGAGCCGACCGTGGCTGACCAACTCGCCAGCGAGGAAATGAAGGGCAGCGATTCCGCCAAGGAAATCATCATGCTCGCCAACCTCTGCGAAGTCTCACCCGATGACATCAAGCGTCTGACGCTCAAGGACTACAAGAAGCTGCAGGCGGCCTTCCTGGGTTTTTTAGGTTAAGCCGGGAGTATGTGCGCGCCGGGGTGCTGGCCCTGGCGTCACACACCGGCTGGTCTTGCACGGAGATCATGGGCATGACGACTTCCCGTTTTATCTTCTGGCTGGAAGGACTGCCCAAAGACCATGGCAACTAAAAACCTCAACGCGCAGATCACCATCGGCGGTGCAATTTCCGGGGCACTCAAAAGCGCCCTGGGCACCACCCGGCAACATCTGCAGGGCATCGGCGGTTCCATCAAGGAACTGACCACCAGGCAGCAGCGCCTGCAGACCGTTTCGACCCATTGGGAAAAGATGGGGCGGGACGCCAGCCGCTTCCATTCCGAACTGAAGCGCGTCAATTCCGAGCTTGAACGGCAACGTCGCATGCAGGCCAACCTGCGCGCGCAGGACGCCAACACCGCCCGCCGTGGCGAGTTGCGCGGCCAGTTGTTTGACGCTGTGGCCCTTGGGGCGACCCTGGCGGCCCCGGTCAAGGTGGCCATGGAGTTCGAGCAGTCCATGGCGAAGGTCGGTGCGGTGAGCCGTGCCAGTGGTGAAGAACTGGCCGCCCTGACCAAGACTGCGCGCGAGCTTGGCGCGACAACCAACTGGACCGCCAGCCAGGCCGCCGAGGGCATGCAGTTCCTGGCCATGGCCGGCTTCAACACCCAGCAGACCATCGCGGCCATGCCGGGCATGTTGTCGCTGGCCAGTGCCGGTGCTATCGACCTGGGCGCGGCAGCGGACATCGCGTCCAACATCCTGACAGGCTTCAACATGAAGGCCGAGGAAATGGGCCGTCTGGGTGACGTGCTGACCAACACCTTCACAACGTCGAACACCAACCTGACGATGCTGGGCGAGTCCATGAAGTACGTGGCCCCGGTAGCGGCAGCGACGGGTGTGTCGCTTGAGCAGGCGGCGGCCATGGTGGGCAAGCTGGGCGATGCCGGTATTCAGGGCAGCATGGCAGGTACAGCCTTGCGGGCGGTCATCAACCGCCTTGCGGCACCGTCCGGTAAGGCGGCGGACGCCCTGGAGCAGTTGGGCATCAAGACCGCCGACGCCAACGGCAACCTTCGTTCTGTGCCCGACATCCTGGCCGACATGAACCGTGCCATGGAGGGCATGGGCACCGCAGCCAAGGCGGAACTGACCAGCACCATCTTCGGCCTGGAAGCCGCCAGCGCGGCGACCGTGTTGTTGGGGCAGGCCGGTTCCGGCAGCCTGCAGGAGTACGCCGAGAAGCTGCGCGAGACTGGCAGCGCAGCCCGCGTGGCCGAGCAGCAGAACGCCACGGCCACAGGAGCCATGAAGCGCTTGGGTAGTGCGATGGAGTCCGTCGCCATCACCGTTGGCAACGTGCTCTTGCCCCCGCTGGCCGACCTGGCCGAGAAGGTGGCCATGGTGGTCGGCTGGGTGGATAAGGCCGCCACGCAGTTCCCGCTGCTGACCAGTGTGGTGGTCGGTGGCACGGCGGCCCTGATCGGCATCAAGGTGGCCGCCATCGCGGGTGGCTATGCCTTCACCTTCCTGAAGGGCGCGTGGCTGACCACGGCCATGATGGGCTTGAAGCTGGGTGGCGTGCTGCCGGTGATCGCGGGCGGCATCAAGGCCATCGGCCTGGCACTGGCCGCCAACCCCATCGGCCTGGTGGTGACCGGGATCGCGCTGGCGGCTGGCCTGCTGATTGCCAACTGGGAGCCGGTCAAGGCGTTCTTCACCGGCCTGTGGGAGAACATCACCGCATCGGCCAAGGCGGCACTGGACTGGATCATCGGCAAGATCGCAGCCGTGGGCGAGACGTGGGGCAAGGTCAAGTC